TGTACCACCGTTTGTGGTTGCTAATGTTCCTGCAAGAGTAATAGCACCACTTGTTGCAGTAGAAGGCGTAAATCCTGTTGTCCCTGCACTAAATGTTGTGACTGCAACGCTTGACAATGTTGACCATTGAGGAGCAGAACCAGTTGAGGTAAGAATTTGACCGCTAGAACCTATACCGAGTTTTGATAATGCTGTGCCAGACGCATAGTAAGGCAAATCACCTGCGGCGTATGTTGAGAGTCCCGTTCCGCCATTGGTTGTTACCAATGTTCCTGACAACGTGACTGCACCTGTTGTGGCGGTACTTGGAGTGAATCCTGTCGTTCCTGCGCTGAATGAGGTTACGTTGACTGTTGAGCTGACCTTTACATAATCCGTAGCTGTGACTGAATCATAATAAACAATCGCTGTTTCATTTGGCGCAATACTAACCCCAGTACCGCCTGACTTCTTGATGACAATCGCAAACCCGCCCGTGGTATTGTTAATAACTACAAATGTTCTACTTGACGCTGGAGCGATGATGTTTCTAATTGCCCCTCTAGCGCCTGTGCAATTTAATGTACTATACTGAGCAACTGTTGAGTTGGTCGCTGTGGACGTAAACGTAGAGGAGTTATTCCCGTTACTGACCGAGAGCGTGATGTCTGAGTCCTGCGTGATATTATTTGTACCTGCAACCGATACATCAATCAAAATCGTCAAGCCATTGTTTACATCGTCACCCCAGACACCTGATTCTTGTCCTGTGACTGGTTGGGCAAGACCTAAAAGAGTTGTGTTGTTAATCGACATAATTTTATCCTGTTGAAATCACCGTCCAATTTGCCGTCTCACTGTCATCAATTGTAGACCAGTCAGGGGTTTGAGCGTCCCCCACATTCTGCCATGAAGGAGTCTGGCTGTCATCAATTAAACTCCAATATACCGCAATTACATTACCGACTTGTCCTGATGCTGTAACCCCAACCAACTGAGCCGTCCTAGCCCCCATAGTGACCGTTCCAGCTACCCCTGTTGCCCCAACACCTGTCAAAGCAATCGTGACATTAGCGCCAACTGCCCCGACATTACCCTTTGCATTTGCTGAGCCCAAAGGAACCGACAAAGCTCCTACAGCTCCAGTGGCATTATTGCCAGACAAAGCCTGACTTGGGTTTGCCGTAACCGATCCAACCGCACCAGAAGCACCAACACCCGAGATGGCTATGGTCAAATTGGCCGTTACTGAACCGGGAGCCCCAATTGCTACATTACCAACATCCCCATCGGTATTGTTAGCCACCACCGTACCAACTGCACCAGCACCCTGAACCCCAGAAATGCTGACCGATTTAGCGCCAGTAACTGTGCCCGTGAACCCACTTGCCAGAACACCAGACAAAGCTGCTGTGTTGCTGACCAATACCGACCCTACACTACCACTTGCTCCTACACCAGATAGGGCAATTGTGATATTGACTGTTTGAGAACCTACTGCCCCAGTTGCCCCAACACCTGTCAAACTGACCGTGATATTGGACGAAACCGTTCCTGTGTTACCTGCGGCATTAACGCCACTTAAACTCTCAGTATCCGCCTCAGTAACCGATCCTACATTACCAGAAGCACCAACCCCTGATAGAGCAACTGTGATATTTGGGGATGCAGTACCTACCGCACCAGAAGCAGCGTCACCTGTTAGTGGTAAACCACCATAACCCCAAGTGCCGTTACCCCAAGGGCCACTGCCCCACCCAAATGACATACGTCACCTATTAGGTCGTAGACAAACGCAATAAAGCAGTTGTCGTTGTATTGCTAGGCATTGTCAATGTAAATGTACCAGCCGTGATGGTTTGTGATCCAAATGTGTGAACTGAAACTGCTTTATTTGATTGTGAAGAGTTATAGATCAACACAGTATCAAATGCAGTTGTCAGCGTTACAGTGGAGTAAACCAAATTGGCTGAAGGTGTCCAATACCCTACACCAGCCGTTGATGAGCTGTTTGTTGATGTAGGATTGGTTGCGTTAGTAACTGTAATACCACCCGCCGTATAACCTGTTCCAGATACTTCATTGGTTGCTGAGTATGCTGTTGTGGCCGCATTGATCGTAGCAGTCGTAACATACAAAGCCGCCTTAAATGTATCGGCAGTATTGGCTGTGTGGGCGGGATTGGCAGAACTAAAGTTGTGCGTAGCGCTCAACAGTTCGCCTAAGAAAGAAGTACACATTGCTTGCTGATTCGCCATTTTGGTTCCTTTAGCCTAAAGAGGCAGCAAATAAATCCATGAAGGGTGATTTTTTCAAAGTTACATGAGCCGAGCGGTGTACCAATTCATCATTTAAATAGTACTCAACCCAAGTCGTGTATTCGTTTTCATCGTCAACAGTGCCCTCTTTCTTTTCAAGAAGAGAGTCATCCATGTCGCCTTTGGTGGTTGTGATAATCATGCGATCCTCATTATTGCATTAGTGCTGTTTATGGCAGGCATTGTGACTGTGAACGAGTTAGCACAAGTTTTATCTGCGCCAAAATCCAATAGAAAAACTGAAGCATTATTTTGACTTGAATTGTAAATCAAAGCACCACGAGCTGTAAACGCCGCTGGGCTCCACACTACATTTGCAAAAGACCAATAGGCCACTGTGCCGCCTGTAGAACCAGACGTTGGAGCTTGTGTAATTGTTAGTTGTTGTCCGCCCTGCGTGTATCCCGTCCCAACTACCTCCCCAACAAGTTGGGTGGAATACACAGTAGTGGCCGCATTCAACGTGGCCGCTGACGTAAATAGTGCAATATAAAACGTGTTGGGGCTGGTGGGCCCAAAGTTGTGTAAACCTTGAGCCAACTGCACTTTGAAGCTAGTGGTAGCCGTTTGAACTATGCTCATGTAACCGCCTGCCTAAATTGAGGCGTTCTATAACTGTCTTGACGCTCCATGCCATCACCAAGACGTTTAGCAAGAGCCAATGCCTCAATGTACTTTTGATTGTAAAGCGCCATCATGTCTTGCTCACCCTTCATGAAGGTATAAGCCTCGACAAGAGATCCATACAAAAGCACGGTATCAAAGTTGTCCCCAAGCCAAGAAGTACCACTTGGGTTGTTAGTGGTATCTGCGATTGAAACTGGGTAATAGTAATAATGCAACTCAGCGGTATAAGCAGTGTCAGGAGTGGGGCCCAGTATGAAAGACAATTCATTGGTGATTGCCCCGCTAACGACTGCTGGCCCAAACAAAGCATAGTACTGCGGTGTTCCGTAGGAGTTTGGAAACCCATAGGCTTCACGAATGAAGTTGACGTCTTTGTTGAGTAAATACTGAAACTGGCCTTGGAACGTCACTGTTCCTGATACTGCGCCAGTGTTGATTGCAGATAATGCTATTGTGGTTCCTGAAATACTCGTCACATACGCATTAGACGCTATACCTGTTCCTTGCGCCAACTGACCTACAACAATACCTGAATTGCTATTTACAGTGATCGTAAGGGCGCCAGAAGAGCCTGTAGCGGTCGTGGATGCAGTTGTGTAGATAGCCAGCGAGTAAGGCGCCAGGAAGTCCGTAGGAGACGCTAGATATTGGTTGTTGGGGCTTACCGATCCCGTCACGTTTTTACGCAATGATGGGAACTGTACCGAGTTATAAATACGCTGTTCAGCTTGCTCAACAAACGTAGGAATATCCGCTACGAAAGTAGTTTCGTAGTTTTGCGTGTAGTCCTGAATGTTTTGCTTGAGCTGGGCGTAGTTCATGCCATCGGGCCTCTGGCCATTACGCCTTTAGTAGCTGCACCTGTACCACGAATCTTGATGCCATCATCTTTAACGCGGTCATCCATCGTGATAGATACACCCATAAGTGGCACCCAGTTCTTTTTCTTTTGGAACTCTGGCTCAGTAAACGCATCTTTGGGGCCAACAGCTTTGCCTTCCATTGTGTGGGGCTTTGCGTACTCAGACGCAGGACGATTGTTTTTAGCCATTTTGGCAGACTCTTTTTTATCCAAGAATTTAACTTTAAATTCTTTATCTCCGCGTTTTTCGGCAGCCTTTAATGCTGCTACTGCACTTGGATAGTTTTTCATTTAACCACCTCTTTGGTTTCTAGCGCGCGCCATGTTACGGCCTACTGCACGCATATCTTTACCTGTGGGGCCACCCTTTTTCAACTTGGACAAGTTGGTTTTTTTGCCGGGGTGTTCCTGCTTGTCATGCATCGAAAAAGCTTTTTTGATCAGCTTCTTGTCTTGTTTTAGATCGTCGTCTTTCATTTCAAACTCCTACGTTGTAACTATCGTAACTGTACCAATTTGCACCTGTAGAAGCAAATCATTTTGAGTCAAAGGAACATCAAATTGACTGGCACCACCCACAGGGTTCCACCCCCACTGAAATACTCTACTGCCTTCTCCAATACTACCTGTGGACGTTGTGCCAGAAGCGTAATAAGTGGTGTCAGGACGCGGATCACGCACCCCTTGAGGGTCATCAACAGGGTACATGCCCAATTGCAACTGCGGCTGATCTGGGTCCCAACAAGTTGGGCATACCAACAAGTTGTAAACCTTGGTTTTTATGATCTCTTTTCTGAGTTCTGTGAGCTTAAATCTGAATCCGCACCGATCACACTGGGCAATCGAGTTCTTGCCAGAGGAAAATCGGTTACCCATTATGAATAACCCCCACCAATGTACATTCTGCGGGGTACAAACCTCACCGCCGCCTTCTCATGATCCTCTCCAGCAGCCAATTCCCAGGCTTCATCATACTGAGCTTTTAAAACTTGCAGTCTCTCAAGTGCTCCTGGCACTTTTAAAGCCATATAGTAAGATAGACCAGCTACCAAACAAGGCACAAACCTAAAAGGCACGTCTGGGATGTTAGTACCACCGCCGGCATCTTGCATTCTGCGCATTCTCCAGTACACCAGTTGGTATGTATTGGCGCCATCGGGTGTTGGCCATACTGTTACACTGTTCTTTTGACTGAATAAAACAGAAACTCCAGCTGAATGTGTGCTGGAACTTGTTCCACCTTGACCTCTGGTGCAGTTTAAAAGGTAAGCAGGGTTACCATTTGCCGCAGATTGAAGCTCGTTATAACCAATTAACTCGTTATCAAGGGTAATAAACCCTGCATTGGGCAGTCCGGTCAATGAACTGACCGCAATTTGAGTATCTGTAGCTCCAACAGCAGAGTAAACAGTAACTGCTGTGGGCTGAGTATTGGCTGTAAGGCGTTGTATCCACAATTGAATGGGTCTGCCTTGTATCAACTTGTTGGGGATCGTGGCATAAGTGGACACACTGATGCGAGTAATCGTCAAATCAGCTTGATTGCTGGGTTGGTTTTGCTGTGTTCTGATGACGTGCTCGAGCAAATCGACTGTATCATCAGGCAAAACGTATGTTGGCTGGCCCTGGACTAATGTAATGACGTCTTGTTCAAACGTCCACATGTTGATACCGCGGTTTGCCCAATCTGCAAAAAGCAGGTTCAATGACCTTCTAGCAGTTTTGATGTCATATCCAGTGCGGGATTCGCCCCCGCAACGCTCAAAAGCCTCCTCGACTAACTCGGGAAGCTGTAAATTGAACGCTGCTACACCAGATGTTTGAACCATTATTTGGCCGCTCTTATGTTATCTACAAGATTTGGGTGAGGTCTACCCGCCGCTTTTGCAGCTTTCTTTGCGGCAGCCTTTTTAGCGGGGCTTAGTTTCTTGGGTTTTCCTAAACCTTTGGGTCTAGGTTTGTCCCAAACTTCGCCACCCTTTTTGTAGACAGATACATCGTTCGGATTATCCTTGCGATGTATCGTTTTTCTACCAGGCATTTTGGATGGGTTGATATCACCCATTCCGCGACTTGCCATCATTTTTTAGCCATCCCGCCACTGCACATTACGATGTGACCTTTGGTGTGTCCCTTCTCGCAACAACCATCAGCACGCTCGCTTGCACGATGTGCAGAACCACCTTTATTCATGCCACCAGGACGTTTTGCTGCCAACAAAGGGTTGACGGGCATGCGGCCTGCCATAGGCGTTCTGGGGCGCATTGGAGCAGCCGCAGGCGCCATTTGATTCATCATCATTGGATTCATTGGCATGATAATCTCCTTATTTGGATTCTTGGTGCTTATGCATGTGCTCTACGATTTCATGATGCTTGTGATGGCCAGCAGCATGCTCTCCGTAGTGGTGATGATGGTGAACATGTCCACCAGCTTCATGTTCCTTCATGTGATGCACATGGTGTTTGTGCTCATGGGGATGCTCGTGTCCGGCAGGATGAACGTGCTCGTGATGTTCTGGATGATGGTGTTTCATGGTGTTCTCACTTTTTGTGATGGGTTTTGCCGCCGCGTTTCATAGCTGGGCCTTTGACGTTATACAAAGGACCATTACCAATCGTATTGCCTTTCATTTTCTCTTGCAATGCGCGGGTATGGCCACGTTCTTGAACCTTGTGTTCACCGTGGGCTTTGATTCCGCCTTCTTTGACTTTAGCCATCTTGGCAGTAGTCATCCCTTTTTTCTCGTCATCGCCATGCATGCCAGTAGTCATCCCACCAGATGCCATCTTCTTGACGTGACCGCCATGTTTCATCGCCTCTTTCAAGTGATGATGTGCCATGTGCATGTGATGTTCGTGCATTTCGTTCTTCATATCTCCACCTTTTGAAAAATGTTTGCCTTTGTCGGCGTTGCTAAAATCTTGTCCCACCGATTGTGGAACCCCTACCTTCTTTGCAAACGCCTTGTTATGGGCAATTGCTTCCATAAAGTTATGCTGTTTTTTGCTGGTACTTGGCATTATCTCATCCTGCCTTTGGTGTGGCCACGCTTTGCAATACCATCACGATGATTGAACTTTACTGTGATGCTTTTATCGCCGCGTTTTTCAGCCGCCTTGACAGCCGCAGATGCACTTTTGTAATGCGTGATTTTCCCACCACGTTTCTTACCCATTTCTTTGGTTACATTGTCGTAAGCCTCATCGATTTTGGCTTGCTGCAAACGCTCGTCGCGCTCCGCCTTTAGTTGCCGTTCGGTTTCGGGCGTCATATAATTTGGGCTATTGACTTCAGCTATTTGCGCAGCTGTTGGTCCGCCTTGTCCACCGCGGCCAGCTCCTGCTGTGCTGCCGCCTTGAGCATACTTAGTTTTTCCGCCTTTTTTATAGCCTTCGTTTTCGCTTAATTGACCAGTAATTAAGCTATCAGTGTCTACGCCTCTTGCATCAAGCCTATCTTTTGCCATGCCCGGCCCCATAGATCTGATTCTGCTATATGGTGAATCTTTGCCTACAGCCTGTTCTTTTGTGTAGTACAAATGTTTTTTAATATCAGCAACATCAGCATTGGTTTGCCTTTGTTTTTTTGCGCTTTCAATATCATCATCATACGTTGCCATATTACACCATCTTTCCTTTAGTCAATCCTCTGATTGCACAACCATCAGCGCAATGCCAAGCCCGTAGGCTTTTGTTAATACGGCTATCTGGATCATTTGCAGTTTTGGCTGACGTTAATTTCTTTTTCATTCCCGTCATTCTTGCGCAAAAGCTTTTCTTCCTTGATCCGCCCTCGGGTTGGGGAGGCTTTAAATTCATCCCCTCCTTCTTTGCGGATGCCCGACCCTTGGCGTTTAGACCGCCATTCGGATTCTTCCCTTCTTTGCGTTGCCATGCGGGTGACTTAGCCATAACAGATTGTGCAAGAATTTGCATTGGTTAAAGAAGCATAAACACCGTTATAAGCAAGTAAACCCTCGCCGGGCAACAGCACAGGGATTGCTACTACGTTTGCGCCAAAATCAAACTGCCACAAAATGTTACCGGATGCTGCGGATGCATTATCATAAAGAATAATTGTTCCAGCAGTGCCGTTGCTATTGAATGTAATTTGTTTTACTCGGCAACGAGTGGTAACCAACGCAGCAGATGTGTTGGTATGCGCTGACTTAACGTCATATTGCATCATAATTAATCTCCTTTAGATTCAAAGATGGGGGCCGAAGCCCCCAGAAGATCAGTCAAAGTTACCGTAGGGGTAAGTTGTTGAGTTGCCGATGTTCAAGTCAGCCTGTGTATACCTAATGGTAATATTAAACTGTCCTGCGTTAACAGAAGTCAAGCTTGCCACAGTCATCTTTAAAGTAACCACAACTTGTGAGAACCAAGTAGGCTGTTGACCAGGCTGAATGTTTTGAACATCTTGTAGAGTGCCATTTGCATTATCCAACTGAGTCGCTGTGTAAGTAGCATTTGTACGACCGGCTGCTGTAATAGCGGCCATCGTTGCATACACTCCAGTTGACGTTGCAAAGCTGTTGGAAATGTACGCTTGTGTAGATGTAACAGCATTTGTGCCATCGGTAGGTGTTGTACCTTGATCCACAATCACATCAATGATGTTTGAATTGTAAGGAATCAAGAATACTGCGCCGCGATAGTTAGTGCCGCTTGTATCCGCCGTAGGAGCTGAAGCTACTGTTGGGCCACTTGTGCTGTACACGCCAGACTGGGGAGTCCAGATTGTGCCAGTATTGTTGGGAATGTTGTTTGAGCTTACAAACGTACCAGATGCGCCACCATAGTTGGTAGTTCCTGGAGTTGTAACTGAAAAATCTAAAAAAGCATTTTGAACTAATTCAACGGTACCAGCATTACGCTGTGAGCCAAATCGTTGTGTCGCGGCCAGAATTGGGCCTTCAAAGGTACTGCGTCCCATGATATTTCCTTATGCAAAAGAACTCTTGTTAATCGTTGCATCGTCTGCTGGGCCAGTGGCAACAAGAGAAAAAGTCCCAGACAACCTACAATATACACTATACACGCATGGTGTCAACAAGTTTGTTAGACTTTTTTAAATTCTCTTCTTGGGTGATAACACGCAGATTCCAAGGCACATGTAGACCACATACAGACTCTGAGATGAGCGGAATAATATGGTCAACTACATACCTTTGCCCAGCTATTTTACTGAGCTCTTGCGCCTTTAAATACAGATTTCGCATGGCCAGCTTTTGTTCTGGCGTTATCCACTTGGGTGTGGCATTCCTATGTCTGCGCTTGCGTACACTAGTAAGAGCTTTATAGTATTCAGGATTATTTTCTTTGTGTCGTAATTTATATTGGTTTACTTCTTCTTTTGGACGTGCATTTGCCCTGGCTTTTACCATGTTTTTATTGCGCTCATAGTATCTACGTCCAGCTTCTTTTGCTGCCTCCGACTTTGGTTTCTCCTTGCGTTTTTCATTATCAATCTTCCAGTCTTCTTTCATGCACTCTACACACGATCCTTTGGTCTTGCGTAAAGCAATATGCCCACGACTACAGGCAATACCAGTAAAGTAAAACTTTGCTCCCGTTGATTTAGCTTCTGCGCGATTGTCTGGGTATTCCATATACTCCTCCTGTGTTACGATACAGGGAATTATAACACATAAAAAAGGGCCCTTGTGAGGCCCTTCTTAATCAACCTAAGTTGTTGATTTTATTAGTATGATCCGTAAATACCTAGTGGGTCGGACCAACCAAAAGAGTAACGTTCTCTAGATTTGTAGCGAACGTTCCCTGTATCGAAATCTCCATCCATTGAATTCTGGAGAGGTGTACGCTCGAAATGCTTCAAGCCATTTGGCACATCAGTGGTTAGGAACCAAGCATTGGTAGCTGTCAAGAAGTGGTTAACTGTGTAACCCTCTGGAATCGAACCATTGTTCTTCAACGCGTTGATGTCGTTGTTGTTTGTACCAACACGCAATTCTGTGTCGAGCAAACGGGTTGCAACGAACATTAGAGCTGGTGGAACAATCAACTTCTTGGGGCGTGCGGCGATCAAAAGACCACGCTCGTCTGTCCAAGCTGCGATTTGAATGACGGCATTCTCAAGAGAAGTCTCGTTCAAGTCAGCAGGGGTAGACGCAGTGTTGGAGTTTGTGCCACCGTTCACCAAGGGATGAGCAGTATTCAACAAAGATACACCATCACCGCCGACATAAGCGGCGTTGTAAGCATTGTTCAAAACTGCGGCAGCTTTGACTTGCTTGGTGTATGCCATAGCACGGGCCAAACCTTTGGTGTAACGAGCAGACAAGCTGTCGTACAAGTTATCTTCAATCGCCTCTTCAGTGATTGAGAAACCCAAAGCAATGGTTTCGTGGTTA